GGGCTGGCGCAAGGCCCGCCCCGGCGAGGACGACGGGCTGCACCCGATCTGGCCCATCCTCGGTGCCGCCGACGACGAGGACCAGGACGACGAGGGCGCCGGCGACAACGACCAGGACGACGACTCGGGCGCCGGAGACGACGAGGGCGGCGACGGGGACGACGACGCCGACCCGGAGGGGGCCGACCAGCTCGGCGACCCCGGCAAGAGGGCCCTGGACACCATGAAGGGCAAGCTGAAGACGGAGCGGGAGCGACGGCGCGCCCTGGAACGTCAGCTGGCCGAGCGGGACACCGACGGCGACCAGGACGACCAGGATGCCCGCGTGCGCCAGGCCGAGCAGGCCGCCCTCGCCCGGGCCAACGAGCGCATCATCCGCGCCGAGGTGAAGGCGGCGGCGGCCGGGAAGCTGGCCGACCCCGCCGACGCCTACCGCTTCCTGGACCTGTCCGCCTTCGAGGTCGACGACGACGGCAATGTCGACGCCGACGAGGTCGCCGAGGCGATCGAAGACCTGGTCAAGTCCAAGCCATACCTGGCCGCGCAAGGCGGCACCACGAAGCGGTTCCACGGGACCGCTGACTCCGGCGCCCGCAAGGGGAGTGCCCGGCCCACCCAGCTCACCGAGGCGGACGTCAAGCGTCTGTCGGCGGCGGGCAAGCACGCCGAGATCGTCAAGGCCCAGCAAGAGGGCCGTCTCGACGACTACCTCGGCCTCACCCGGTAAGCCCCCCGTTCGAGGAGAACCCCATGGCCATCAGTGCCTTCAAGCCGGAAGTGTGGAACGCCCAGCTTCTGGTCACCCTGGAAAAGTCCCACGTCTACGCAGCCCCGGGCGTGGTGAACCGAGACTACGAGGGCGACATCGCCAACTACGGCGACACCGTCCACATCACCTCGCTGGCCGAGCCGACCATCGGCACCTACACCCCGCACGTCGACATCACCATCGAGGACGTCGACGACGTCGACTCCACGCTGCTGATCGACCAGTCGAAGTACTTCGCGTTCGAGGTCGACGACATCGAGAAGCGGCAGGCGTTCAACGGCGGCCGGGTGCTGACCGAGCAGGCCCGCAAGGCCGCGTACAAGCTGCGCGACATCGCCGACACCTACGTCGCCGGCCTCATGGCCGCGGGCATCGACGCAGGCAACCTGATCGCCGAGCAGACCATCAGCGTCTCTTCCACGGCCAAGGCTTACGACGTGCTCGTGGACCTGGGCGTGAAGCTCGACGAGGACAACGTGCCCGACGAGGGCCGGTGGGCCGTGGTCACGCCGGGGTTCTACGGCCTGCTGCTGAAGGACTCGCGGTTCGTCGGGGCCGGAGACGAGAGGGCGGCGGCCACCCGCAGCAACGGCCTCGTCGGCGAGGCGGCCGGTTTCTCCATCCGCAAGTCCAACAACGCTCCCAACGGCCCCGGCGCGGGCGCGGGCAAGCTCGTCATCGCGGGCTACAACGGCGCGGTCACCTACGCCGAGCAGATCAACAAAACCGAAGCGGCCCGCAAGGAGAAGGGCTTCGCGGACATCGTGAAGGGCCTGCACCTGTACGGCGCCAAGGTCGTCCGCCCGACGGGCCTGGCCGCTGCGGATGTGATCGTCGCATGAGCCGGGAACTGAGGGACGGCGAAGAGATCCGCCTGCGCGGCAGCGCCGGCGCCCCGTTCGTGACGACCGTCGGCCACCCCTTCAGCAGGGAGGCCATCGAGCGGCGCCTGGACACCAAGGAGTGGACCTGGCCCGAGGACGAGCCCGCGGAGCAGGCCGCGCCGGACGGGCCGAAGCCGCGCACCGAGCGGAAGTCCAAGCCCGACCCGGACGCCGAGTCCGGCCCGCAGCCGCGCACCGAGCTGCTGTCGGAGCCGGGCGAGCGCGACGAGCCGGGACCGCAGCCGCGCCAGGAGATCGTGTCCTCGCCCGACACGGCCGCGGGCCGGCCGCCGGTCAACGCGCCGAAGTCGGAGTGGATCGACTACGTGGTGCGCCAGGGCAAGGCCTCCCGCGAGGACGCTGCCAACTTCACCAAGGCCGACCTGATCGAGATGGCGGAGTGACAGGAGGCCACCGTGGCACTGCAACCCCTGGCGACGGTGGCCGACCTCACCGCGCGCGGCCTGACCATCGCGCCTGACGAGACGGCCCTGGTCGGCGTCTACCTGGACGTCGCGAGCGCGGCCGTCCGCGAGGCGGCCGGCGTCCCCATCAGCGAGACGACGTCCACCGTCACCCTGGAGGGCGAGGGCTACCAATGGCTGTCCCTGCCCGGCCCGCCCGTGCGGTCCGTGGAGGCCGTCGCAGTTGATGGCAGGGTCCTGGCCGCCACCGACTACAAGCTGCGCTCCGGCCGCCTGTGGCTGGCGCGGGGTTGGTCGTACAGCTACGACCCAGCCGAGGTCACCGTCACCTACACGCACGGCCTGCCTGAGGTGCCCGCGGACATCGTGGACCTGGTGTGCCGGATCGCCGCCGCGGCCCTGGTCGCCTACCGGGCCGAGGACGGCGGCACCGGCCTGGCCGCCCGCGACGTCCGCTCCGAGAGGATCGGGGACTACTCGGTGCAGTACGGCGACGGCGGCCGGATCACCGAGATGGAGCTGCCCGACTACCTGCGCGAGCAGCTGGCCGCCCGCTTCGGCGGCGGGGCCGCGGTGGTGAGGTCGCGGTGAGCCGCATAGGCCGCTACCTCAACGCCCGCGTGGAGGTGTGGCGGGTGACGACCGTCGACGACGGAGGCGGCGGGCAGGAGACCACCTGGGCCCTGCAGGCCACCGTCCCGGCCCGCCTGTCGCAGCCCTCGGCGCGCGAGCGGCAGGCCGCCGACCAGGCCGAGTCCCGCCTGACCCACGTCATCTACCTGCGGGCTGACGCCGACGTCCGCCGCGGCGACGAACTGCGCCGGGACGGGACTGTCTACGAGGTGCTCGCCACGTTCGAGCCGTCCCAGCCCGGCACCTACCTGCGGGCCGACGCCTCCGCCCGCCAACCCTAGGGAGAGACCATGGCCATCCTGAGCGTGCAGAGCATGCCCCTGTCCGGGCTGCAGCCCACCTACGCCGCCGCCGCCGGCGGCGGGGACCAGGCGCCGGTCGGCGAGAAGCTGGTGCTGCACGTCCGCAACGGCGACGCGTCCGCCAAGACCGTCACCGTCGCCACCCCCGGCTCGGTCGGTGACCTGGCGGTCGCCGACGCCCAGCAGACGATCCCCGCCTCCGGCTCCGCGTTCATCCCCCTGAAGTCCGCGTTCCGTGACCCGATGACCGGCCGCGCGGCCATCACCTACAGCGCCGTCACCTCGGTCACGGTCGCTGTCCTGCAGCTGCCCTGACGAGGAGGACCACCGATGGCCCGAGCCCGACTCGACGGCCTGGACCGCGCGCTGCGCGCGGTCGCCCGCGTACCCGAAGCGATGCGCCAGGCCCGCAGCGAGACCCTCACCGAGTGGGCCGACGCAGTGCAGGACACCGCCGAGCAACGCGTACCGCGCGACACCGGCTCCCTGTGGGAGGCCCTCGACCAGCGGGTCGACACCCGCTACGGCCGGGCCGAGGTCGGCGTGTGGGACCCCGAGGAACTGGAGTACGCGCTGTACGTGGAGAAGGGCACCAGCTCCATGCCCGACCAGCCCTACCTCGTGCCCGCGTTCAACGAGCACCGCCGCCAGGTCACGGCCACCTACCGCGCCGCGGTCCGCCGGCACCTGGGCGGGGGGTCGGGATGAGCCTGCTCGACAGCTGGCGCCGACAGCTGGCGCGGGAGCTGCAGAAGCGCGACGCCGCCCAGCGCGAGATCGACAAGCTGACCAAGAAGATCGCTGCTGCTGAGCGGCGTGGGAGGTGACCATGCCCGGCACCATCACCCTGCCGGTGCACATGCGCGTCGGCGACGGCGAGGAATTCCACATCGGAGACGTCACCCTCGACGTGCTCAGCGACGACGCCACGGCGCAAGTCCGCGAGGGACTAGCACAGTTCCTGCGCGCGGCCGCCGACGCCTATGAGCAGGCCGGCACGTGACCGCTGCCCTGTGGCCGCTGCAGCAGGCGGTGTATGCCAAGCTCACCGGCCACGCCCCGCTGATGGCCCTGGTGAACGGCGTGTACGACGAGGTACCGGAGGCGGCCGCCACCCCCTACGTGACGATCGGCTCCATCAGCGAGCTGGTCGACGACGCGCACAACCAGCGCGGCCTGGAAGCCAGCGTGGTGCTGCACGTGTGGTCGCGCTACCGGGGCTGGCGTGAGGCGTCCCGGATCCTGTCCGCCCTCGATGACGCGCTGGACCGGCAACCGCTGACGGTCGCCGGGTTCGGTGACGTGTCGATCGCCCACCAGCAGCACACCCAGCTGCGTGACCCCGACCCCGACATCCGGCACATCAACGTGACCTACCGGGTGTGGCTGACCAAGGAGGCTTGACCATGGCCGGACTCGACGCATTCGGCACCCAGCTGCAGCGCGGCGACGGCGCGGGCAGCGAAGTTTTCACCGCCATCGCCGCCGTCACGAACATCACCCCGCCCGGCATCGAGCGGGAAACCTACGACGTCACCGCGCACGACTCCGCCGATGGCTGGCGCGAGCACATCGGCGGCCTGAAGGACGGCGGCGAGGTGTCCATCGACATCAACTACGACCCGCGCGAACACGACGTCCTGGTCGCCGACTTCGACGACACCGAGCCCCGCAACTACAAGATCGTGTGGCCCGGCAGCCTCGGCTCCTGGGCGTTCGCGGCGATCCTCACCGCCTTCGAGCCGGAGGCCCCCCACGACGAAAAGCTCGCCGCGTCCCTGACCTTCAAGGTGTCCGGCAAGCCCACCATCACGACCGGAGTGTGAGCCGATGACGACGTACCTGTCCCCGCAGCAGATCCTCGACGCCGAGGACCTGAGCACCGAGGACGTCGACGTGCCGGAGTGGGGCGGCACCGTGCGGGTGCGCGCCCTGTCCGGCACCGAACGCGACAAGATCGAAGCGTCCATGGTGAACGCGTCCGGCACATCGCTGAACACCGAGAAGCTCGCCGGGTTCCGGGCCCGTCTCGCCGCGGCCGCGATCGTGGACGAGAACGGCAAGCGGATGTTCCGCTCCGAGGCGGAGACCCGGCGGCTGGGCGAGAAGAGCTCGACCGCGCTGCAGCGGGTGTGCGACGTCGCCATGCGCCTGTCCGGGCTGACGGAGGAGGACCAGGCGGAGCTCCTGGGAAACTCCGACGCCGCCCCGAGCGGCAGTTCTACTTCCGCCTGACCGAGCACCTTGGCCACCGGTCCGTCGCCGAGATGCTCGCTCACGTCTCCTCCCGTGAGCTCTCCGAGTGGCAGGCGTATGAGCGGATCGCCGGGCCGCTCGGCTCCCGCCGCGGTGACGTGCATGCCGCGATGGTCGCCGCGGCGGTCATCAACAGCCAGAGGACCAAGGGCAGGCCGCTGCCGGTGAGCGACTTCATCCCGCGCTGGGACCGCCGGGCCGGCCAGTCGCCCGAGGAGATGTTCCGCGCGGCGATGGCCGCGACGATCGCGATGGGCGGCACCGTCCGCACCGCATAACCGCATAGAGGGGTGGTGAGCCATGGCCACCCTGGAGTCGATGACGGTGCGCCTGGGCATCGACACCGATCAGCTGCAGGCCGGTGCCGAGCGGGCCCGCCGCACGCTGGCCGGGCTGGGCAAGGCGGTCGCCGCGCTCGGCGTCGGCGCCCCGGCTGCGGCCGCGGCCGCCACCGCGGTGGGCGGCATGGCCGCCGCGTTCGCCTCCGCCGGCATCGCGGCCAAAGCTTTCCAGCTCGCGGCCGGCCCGCAGCTGGAGTCCGTCACCGAAGCCTCCACGGCGGCCTCGGCCGCCGAGGCCGCGCACGAAAAGGCAGCGCTGAAGACCGCGGCCGCGCAGAAGCTGGCGGCCAAGGGCGGCAAGGAGTACGAGGCCGCGCTGCGTGAGGCCGAGTCGGCGACCAAGGCGGCCAAGGACGCCGACGCCGCCTACGAACAGCAGCTCGCCGGGATGCCGCCCGCGACACAGAAGATGTCCAAGGCGCTGGCCGGGCTGAAGGAAGACCACCAGAAGTGGTCCGACTCCCTGGCCAGCTCGACGATGCCGGTGTTCACCAAGGGCATCAACATCCTGCGCGACCTGCTGCCCAGGCTCACCCCGTTCGTGAAGGCTGCTGCGCGCGCGTTCGGTGACTTCCTCGACAAGGTTGCCAAGGGCGTGCAGAGCGCGAAGTTCAAGGAGTGGGCCGACGACATGGCGGGCGCCGCCGGCCCGGCGCTGAGCAACTTCCTGACCATCATCAAGAACCTGGCCGTGGGGTTCGGGTCGCTGGCGGCCGCGTTCACCCCCGCATCGGGCGACGTGACCGGCGGGCTGGTCGGGATGACCGGTGCGTTCGCTGACTGGGCTTCCTCCCTCAAGGGCAGCGAGGGGTTCGAGAGGTTCCTGCGGATCGCTGACGAGGGCGGCGACACGCTGGGCACCCTCGCCGAAGCGGCGCTCGCTGTCCTCCGGGCGATCGCTCCCCTGCTCGGCGTCACGACGCTGGTGGCCGAAGCCTTCGGGAGGGTGATCGCCGCGGTCCCGACCCCGGTCCTGACCGGCCTGATCACCGCGCTGGCCGCGATCCGGATCGGGATGCTGCTGTACGGGGCGGGCGCCGCGATCGTCGCCGGCGCCAACGCCATCATGGCGACGTCCGCGTGGGCGGCCATCGCCGGGTGGGCCCGCATGATGGCGTTCGGCCTGATGGCCTACGCCCGGATCGCGGTCGCCGCGGTCATCTCCGCGACCACCACCGCCGGCGCCTGGGTCGGCTCCGCCCTGGTGTCGATCGGCATCTGGGTCGCAGCCGTCGTCCGCGCCGCGCTGACGGCCGTCGGGCAGTTCGCTCTCATGGCCGCCCGGGCGGTCGCCTGGGCCGTGGTCATGGCCGCGCAGTGGCTGATCGCCATGGGCCCGATCGGCTGGATCATCGGCGCGATCATCGGCCTGACCGCCCTGATCGTCGCCAACTGGGACAAGATCAAGCAGTGGACCGGGCAGGCGTGGGACTGGGTATGGTCCAAGATCCAGGGCGTCGGCAAGATGATCCTCAGCTTCATCAGCGGCCTGCCGCTGGTGCAGTTCTTCCTGCGCCACTGGGACCGGATCAAGACCGGCACCGTCAACAAGGTCATGGGGCTGATCGCGTACGTCCGGGGGCTGCCCGGCCGGATCAAGAGCGCGCTCGGCAACCTCGGCAGCCTGCTGCTGAACGCGGGCAAGGACGTCGTCCGCGGCCTGTGGAACGGCATCAAGTCCATGGGCGCCTGGCTCAAGTCCACGCTGATCGGCTGGGCGAAGGACCTGATCCCCGGGCCGATCGCCCGCGCGCTCGGCATCGCCTCCCCCTCAAAGGTGCTCGCCCGCGAGGTCGGCCGGTGGATCCCCGCCGGCATCGTCCAGGGCGTGGAGTCCGGAGAGGCTGAGCTGGATGCGACCATGCGGCACCTGGTCGACGTGCCCGGCCTGTCCCGCCCCACCGCCACCGCCGCCAACAGCCGAGCCGACCAAAGGCTGCTGGTGGACTTCGTCCAGAGCGAGTTCACGCGGCTGCTGCGGATCACCGTGGACCGCGAGGGCGGCGGGTCGGTGCAGAAAGCCTTCGGCCGCGCCTCCTAGAAAGGACCCCGCTCGTGCCCATCCCCACCCCGCGCGTGGAGCTGCAGCAGGACGGATCGTGGGAGGACATCACCGGCCGCGCCTACCACCGGGATCCGATCGAGATCTCCACCGGCCGCCGCGCCGAAGGCTCCCGCGCCGACCCCACCGACATCGGCCTGACGATCAACAACCGCGACGGGGAGTTCAGCGACTTGAACCCCCTGTCCCCCCGGTACGGCAAGCTCACGCCGAACACCCCGCTGCGGGTGGCGATGCCCGGATCCGAGTCCTACCTGCGTCTGGACCGCACCACCACCGGCATCGCCACCACCCCCGACACCGCCGCCCTGGACATCACCGGGGACCTCGACGTCCGCGTGGAGCTGACCGCCCGGAACTGGTACAGCACCAACCGGCAGACGTTGCTCGGGAAGTGGCAGAGCACCGACAGCGGGCAGCGCTCGTGGTTCCTGCGCATCGGCGTCGCGATCGTGACGTTCGTGTGGACCACCGGCGGGACGAACGCGAGCCAGCATTTCGTGGAGGCACCTCTGCCCGGCGGGCTGCGCCGCGCCGCGCTGCGCGCCACTCTCGACGTGAACAACGGGTCGGGCGGGCACACCGCGACCCTGTACTGGGCCGAGTCCATGGACGGGCCGTGGAACGTCCTGTTCGCGGCCACCGGCTCCGGCGTCACCAGCGTGTTCGCGTCCACCTCGCCGCTGACGATCGGCCCCACGGACCTCACCTCCAACCCGACCCGGCTGCCGCTGGACGGGCGGATCCACCGGGCCGAGGTCCGCAACGGCATCGGCGGTGCCGTCGTCGCCGCGCCCGACTTCCGGGCCCTGGCCGAGGGGACCACCGCGTGGACGGACAGCGCCGGCCGCTCCTGGTCGCTCTCCGGCACGGCGGAGATCACCCGCTCCCAGTACCGCGGCGCCGGGGAGATCGAGTCCTGGCCGTCCCGGTGGACTCTCTCGGGCGCGGACGCGTGGGTACCGGTGCGCGGCCGCGGCGTGCTGGAGCGGCTGTCCCGCACGAGCAAGCCCCTGGACTCCACCCTGCGCCGGCGGATCCCGACCTTCGGCCCGCTGGCGTACTGGCCGATGGAGGAGGGCGAGGAAGCCACCCAGATCTACTCCCCGATCGCCGGCGTCTCGCCGCTGAAGTACTCCGGGCTGACGTTGGCGAACGATGACACCTTGCCTGGCTCGGCGCCGCTGCCGACGACCGCGGCCTACGCCACCCTGTCCGCACGCGTGCCCCGCTCCGCCGCCGTGGGCTGGCACGTCGAGCTGGTCTACAACGCGCCCGCCCTGCCCGCCGGGATCACCGGCGATTTCCTGCGCGTGCAGATCGCCGGCAGTGCGGTCGCCCAGTTCATCGTCAAGGCGGGCTCGACCGGGATCCGACTGGACCTGCGTGACGCCGATGACGTCCTGCTCGCCACGAACACCTGGGCCGACGCCGGGGCGCTGGCCGCGTTCCAGGGCCGGTGGAACCGCCTGCAGCTCTTCACCGCGCAGGACGGCGCCAACACCAGGTTCTACGCCGCGTGGCTCGATGTGGAGACGAACATCTGGTACTACCTGCCGATCTCCTGGGCGACCACCGCCGGTCAGGTGACGTGGGTCCACAACACGTGGGACCACGCCGCGTGGGAGGGCCTGGCCCTCGGCCACCTCGCCGTTTTCGACACCCCGGCCACGTACAGCGGCGGCGCCCCCTCCGTCGGGACAACCGCTTTCGACAACGCGGACAACGGGATGCGAGGGGAGACCAGCATCGACCGGCTGGCCCGCCTGACCGGCGAGGAGGCGGTGCCGTTCTCCTGGGCCGACGGGGACACCACCGCGAGCTCCGAGCAGCTGGGCCCGCAGCGCGTCATGCCGCTGCTGGAGCTGCTGGAGGAGGCCGCCGACGTCGACGGCGGGATGCTCGGCGAGGACCCCGAGCGCCTCGGCCTGCACTACCGCGACCGGATGAGCCTGTACAACCAGACGCCGGCGCTCGTCCTGGACTACGCGGGCGGGCAGGTCGCCCCGCCGCTGGAGCCGGTCCGCGACACGCAGCGCGTCGTCAACGACGTGGAGGTAAAGCGGGTCAACGGCTCCTCGGCGCGCGCCGTGCTGGAGACCGGACGGCTGTCGGTGCAGGCCCCGCCGAACGGCATCGGCCGCATCGACCAGGCGCCCGAGCTGAACGTGTACAGCGACGACCAGGTGGCGCCGCAGGCCGGATGGCGGCTGCACCTGGGCACCGTGGAGGAGGCCCGCTACCCCTCCGTCACCGTCTACCTGCACCAGCAGCCCGACCTCATCGACGACGTCCTGGCGCTGCGCCCCGGGGACCTGCTGCGCATCACCAACCTGCCCGTCTGGGCGGGCGGCCAGGACGTCGACCTGGTCGTCGAAGGCTGGCACGAGACGATCCAGGCCCCCGAGTGGACCATCACGTTCGCGTGCTCGCCCGCCTCCCCGTGGTCGGTCGGCGTCCTGGACGATCCGATCCTCGGCCGGATCGACACCGACGGCTCGTCGCTCGTCAGCGGCGTGAGCGCCAGCGCGACCAGCCTCACCGTCGCCTCGGACCAAGCACCGTGGACCACCGACCCGGCCGACTTCCCGTTCGACATCCGCGTCGGCGGCGAGGTCATGACCGTCACCAGCATCTCGGGCGCAGCTTCGCCCCAGACCTTCACCGTCGTCCGGGCCGTCAACGGGGTCAGCAAGACGCAGACCGCCGGCACGGACGTGCGCCTGGCCACCCCCACGATCATCGCCCTGTAGGAGGACCCGCATGCCCTACCCCGTGTATCCGGCCGGGCGGCGCATCACCGCGAGCCTCCTGCAGGCCGCCATCCCGCTGGAGGCCATGAAGGCCGCCGACACCGACCGGGCGTCCACGACGACCGTGACCGCGGACCCGGAGCTGGTGCTGGCGCTCGCCGCGTCGGCCGAGTACCAGATCGAAGGCATGATCCTGACCAGCTGCTCCGTGGCGGGAGTATCCGGCGGCCCGGACATCCTGTGCACCCTCGCCGGGCCCGCCGGGGCCGTGGGCAACTGGACGCTGATGGGACCCAGCACGGCAGCCACCTCGGACGACAACGCCGTCAGGCAGCGCGCGTTCACTCTCGGCAGCACGGCCGGGTACGGCCACCCCAACACCAACACCATCGCCATGATCCTGCACGCCCGGATCATCACCACCACCGCTGGCACCGCCAGCTTCAACTGGGCCCAGGTGGCCAGCAACGCCGCCGCCACACGCGTAGCGGCGGGCTCCTGGCTCCGCGCTACCCGCACCGGATGAGAGGACCTTCATGCCCATCGTCACCGAGCGCCTGGAAGCACGGCAGTACGACGGCACCAACGGCACCGAGCTGCTCGAATGGCTCAACGGCTGCGAGCTGGTCAGCGACCAGGACGGCGTGCTGGTCGCCGAGGACGAGAGCGCCGGCCAGTTCATCGTCGACACGGGCAGCTGGATCGTCGCCTGGTCACCCAGCCCCGATTACCAGAACCGGTACCGCATGGTGATCCCGAACGCCGCGTACCAGCTGCGGTACGTGGAACTCCCGCCTGAGCCGGCCGCGTAACCCGCCCTCACACACCACCGCCCCGCGCCGCCTGGCCCGGGGCTTTCCCATGCCCCTGGAGGCCCCCGTGGCCGAGCGTCATCCCGCCGTGGCCCACGTGCTGCGGTTCTTCGACTCCACCCACCTGCCCGCCCCGCTCGCCGACGTCGCATCGCGGTTCGAGGACCTGGCCGCCGACCTGGCCGACCGCCCCGGACTCGACGGGCCCGAGCTGACCGTGGCCCTACGCAAGCTCCTTGAGGCCAAGGACGCCGCCGTACGCGCGGCTCTCCCGAGAGGAGAGTGACGTGGCCTGGTATCCCGCTGCGACCCGGATGGAGTTGCAGCCCGAGTCGGACACGCAGCCCGCGATCCGGCCCACGCAGTTCATCCTGCACAGCATCGCCGCCCCGTGGACCGCGCGCCGCATGTACGAGTACTGGGCCCAGTCCACCAATTTGGACTCCCATTTCGGGCTCGGGTACGCCGGCGACCTCGCCCAGTACATCGGCACCGAGACCCGCGCTGACGCCAACTACCAGGCCAACCGCCGCCCGGACGGCACCGGGGCCGTCAGCATCGAGACCGCGTCGAACCTCCAGCACACCGACCCGTGGACCGACCAGCAGATGGAGCAGCTGATCCGGCTCGGGGTGTGGCTGCACCAGCGCCACGGCATCCCGCTGCGGATCTGCCGCTCGGCATCCGACCCCGGCTACGGCTACCACCGCATGTACCCCGAGTGGGCGGTGTCCGGCACGGCCTGCCCGGGCGACGCCCGCGTGCGCCAGTTCCGCGAGGTGGTCTTCCCGGAGATCGTCCGCCGCGCGACTACCGGCGGCGGAACCACCC